GGCGTGTGACAGCGCACTCAAGTCGTTCTCCGATAATGACCGAGCAATGCTCCTGTATATCTATCGTGAGGGCGATATCGTCCCGGACAATATCTATCAGTTGGCGAAGTCCAAAGGTATCTCGCAGGACAGCATTTGGAAGCTCGTAAATGAGCTGGAAAGAAAGGTGGCAAAACGGAGGGGTCTTTTATGAGACCAGTAGACATCGCCGGACAAACTTTTGGAAACTTGAAAGTTATTCGGCGTATCGGCTTTAAGTGGGGGTCACAATGACTGTTCAGAATCGTAATAAAAAGAAGGTGAAGTGAAATGTTTGAGGAAATACCACAGGTATTAAAAGAGTTACAACAATGGGTGTGTGTTCAGCCGGACAGCAAAGTCCCTCTGAATCCATACACAGGCGAAGCCGCTTCCTCTGTAAATCCTTTATCATGGTCGGACTTTGAGACAGCCGCTTCACTTGTGGAACAGGGTTGTGCTGGAAACATCGGTTTTGTTTTCAATGATAACGATATAATCGGTGTGGATATAGATATGGGTTACGATGAAGACGGTCTTATGAGTGTCCTCGGGGCTGATATTGTCGGTAAGTGCCACAGCTATACGGAGAAATCCCGGAGTGGGCGTGGATTCCATATCCT